AACAGGATGCACCGGTATCTCTTTTGACCACGCAACTGGTGTTAAGGTTCAAGAGGGCGAAATGGCTCACATACTCCGTGAAATTTGTGCGGATATTGCTGCTTCCTACTATCTTGAAGATGAAGCCGTTTTTCAAACCGCCAACAACGATGGGTCGGTGCGTGCCAACTACCTAAGAGAGCGTGGATTTGATAACCTTCACCGATTGGCTCACTTGGGGAGTGTTGACTAATGCGTGGCCTCCACATTGAACCAATGACAAAGGTTACAACAGGCGGTGGTGGTTCAACCCGTATTCGTGTTGATACACGAGAGTTTAATATGGCTATGCGCGATGCTGAAAAGGTTATCGCAGATGCTATGTTTAGGGGTTCGGGAAGGGCTTTTGACCAAACAAAAAGAGAAACCGATAGATACTTGCGTTCCTTGACATTTCAAACCCCACAGGCAAAGAAAGTCGCTAACTCCTTGGATTACAGCAAAGGGGCGGAAAGAAAAGCAGAAATCCGTGGCGATGAAATTACATTGGAAGCCATGTTCGGTAGCCGTGGACCAAGAATCCACGGTGGAGAAATCGGCTTCGGTGTTCATACGAGTCCCGACGACAATGGTGGCACATTTAACATTGGTCAAGCCGTTGAAGAAGGCATAAATCCAAGAACATTTTCTTTCAAAGCAAGTCCCGGTGCAAAAGAACATGGTCGTCAAATTGGACGAGCCAAGGGACCGACAGCATGGTATGGAAAAGGTGGTAGTGCTGATTTTGTAGGCATCAAGGGAACAGAATACATTTCTCATGCCTCCAACTTCTTTAATCGTATAATTAAGAAAGAAGTGGAAAGAGAGTTGGTGTTTTAATTATGGCAATAGCAACAACAGAACAGTTTTGGAATCACCGTTTGAACGGTGAAAACCCTACATCCCCTACGGGTGAAAACAATAACCCTTGGACGGCCACAGGAAGCGGCGCAAGCGAAGTGGATAAGTTTTGGGTGGTGTCGGATGCCCGATACAATGTGACGCCCACAACCAACGCTTATACGCTTTTTACGGTGCTTCAATACACCAGCACCCCAAGCAACGATGAAATCCTTATGTCTTTGGACAACGGAACAAAGAAAGTGGAGGTAAAGGCTTTTGGGACAAAAGTAAAGTTGGTTGGTGCTACGACAGTAACCAGCGTTGACCTTGACCCACTAATGGCTGAGGAAAACCCTGTGCCTCTCGCTCTCCGACTAACACTTGATGCTTCGGGCAACGCTCGTCTGTATCTGCGTGAAATGATTGAGGACGACGACGCACAAACGGTCTATCTATCAGTTGCTGGCGCATCCGGCTCAAGCCGAAACATCGCTTGGGGAAACAATAGCGGAACCATCAAGTGGGCCTCGGTATATGCAACTGACATGGGTGCTTTTTCCCCGCTTGAGTTGGCCCCCTCCGACTTGGCTACTGACACCCTGCTTCGTATGGGCTTATCCATCGTTGAAAACTTACGGAATAGCCGCAGGGCGCACCTAAAAACTCATCTTGACGCTGGCTCAATCCGATATGGTTATGACATCTCACAAGAAATGCTTACTCGTAGCATCCCACCATTTATTCATGTGTTGTTGCGTGGGCTTGGTTCACCGACCTTTGCCGCCCTCGGTGGTGGACGCATTGACCAAGAATACGATGTTCTCATCTATGTGACTACTCGTGGAACCACTTACGAGGACGCATACCGTTTGGGGTTGAACATTGTCGGGGAATGTTTTGACGAGTTATATACGACAACAGGTTTGAACGGAACAACGGACAGTCTTTTTGAATACGATTTACAATTGCAGTCCCGCATGGATGACGAGGTCACGATTTGCACACATTTGCTAACACTGACCTACATGCGTCGTTTGAATATGCGACACCGATGAAACGCTTAAATATCAACCCATTGGTAGTCTAAACACCGAGAAGGTGATACCATGAGCGGATTCAACAACCGATATGTAGGGATTGTTAAAGAAACAACCTACGGAACAGACCCAACAAGCGGATATGTTTTTGGAGAAGTTGACGACGAGTCCATCAAACACACTTACGAAGTGATGCAACGCACAGACATGAGCCGATACGGAACGGCCAAGTCCAACACGGGCAAGGAGTTTTCCGAAGGTGATATTAACATGGCTATGCTCGCTGACAACTTTTTGGGAACGGTTTTGACTGGACTTTTCCCAACCGACACGGTGACTGGCTCAAGCCCAACTTACAGCCACACTTTCACCGAAGCCGGAACAGACCGCTCATTTACGATGCTTGTTGGTCGTGAAGAAAAAGAACACACCTACACGGGCATTGCTGTTGATAGCATGTCCGTGAGCGCAAACATCAACGAATACGCTATGATTTCTGCTTCTTTTATGGGTAAAGCAGAAAGCGGACTTGCTACTATTGGTGCATCCAGTCCATCCTTCAACACCAACGACCCTCTTTACTTCGCTGACGCAAAGGTTTTCTTCAATGGAGACGCTACCGCTTCTAACCTTGTGAAGTCCATCTCCTTTGACATCAACATGAACCGTGATGGAGACAACGCTTGTGGTCTTGGCGATGCAACCTACACCCGCCTTCCTCCGTTCCAACGCCGTGAAATTTCCGGAAGCATTGAGTTTAACAAGATTATTCACACCGCCGTTGAAAGTGAGCCGACATACGCTGAATTGACAGCCGCAGACGGTTTGGAATTAAGCGGAAGCGGCGTTGAATTGAAGGTTCAGTTTGGCGACGAATCTACCGCTGATGTTGTGACCTTCAACTTCTACAAAATCCGCTTTGAAGCACCCGACGCCAATGTGTCGGGCCGTGATACGCAGACCATGACTGTGCCTTTCATCGCTCTTTTCAGCCCCAACGATAGCAAAATGATGGATGTTGTCATGAAGAACGCTACATCGGGCGCATATTGAGGTGTGCTGAATGGCAAACAATGGCGGAACAGTCATTCCCGACAAGACCAAATTAACGGTCTTAACTTTTGAAGGAACAGCCGCCGCTGTGACCACGGCTTTGCGAGCCGCAATCGCAAACGACGACATCATCATCAATGCGTCTACAAGCAGAAAGAAAGACAGCAACACCGTGATTTGCACAGTTGTTGCGATTATAGCATAAGTATAGTATTCCCCTAAAAGGAAAGAGAAGTGAGAAAAGAATGCCTGTATTGACAAAAGAGTTTGAATTGGACGATGGAACAAAAATCACCTGCCGACAAGCAGGTGGTATGACCAAATTACGGATTGAAAACATCCAAGCGAAGGTTTTTCGTGAACACATGCACTTTGGAGTGGACACTTCCGAATGGACGGACGAACAACAAAAGCAATTCGCTGATGCCTTGGAGCGTGAAGGAGCAGGTCTTGAACATCAAATGCGTGAGTGGATTCCAAAATCTATTGTTAAGCCAAAAGACTTTGACATTGATTCATTGACCAGCGAAGAGTTGCGAATGATTCTTGGATTTGTGCGTGGCGATGACCCGGAGGGTGCGCCCCCTTTGGACAATTCTTCCGAGTAGCACCTACGCTGTGCATGGCCTACAAAGGCGTTCTGCCCTCGGATTTGTGGGACAGGTATGATTGCGAAGGCGGTCAAGAGCGCATGAGCATTGACTTGCTCGTGGCTATGGAAATGAGCGACAAAATCAACGAAGCAACTCAAAAGTCAAAGAAGAAGTTTGATGGCAAAAGTATGGCGTCCCGTTTGAAGCAACGGAGGCAACAACGCCAATTATTAAACGACAACGAAACGGTGTCCTTGTTAAGCGGCTTAGGCTTGCCCATACAGCGTAGCGAATAGTGTAGTGAGGTTTGAAGTTTGATAGAATCGTTATTCCTATCCTTCATGCCCGTGGTGCTACTTTTCGCCACAGTCACCATGCTCGTTCTACGAGCCGGTGCATCCCGTATTTTCTTTGATGTCGTTGGTTCGTTCCAAGCCACGCGATTGATTGGTGACGCTCAAGCGAAAATCACCGTCTTGCAGGGATTGGTGCTTGACGGTTTGTCGGGTATCACAGAAGGCGTTGGCGAAGTTGCCATGCAAATGAACGAGTTGGTTGACAGCACCGTTCCCCTCGCTCAAGAGATTGGTTTTGCTCGCATTGAGTTTGAAAAGTTCGTTTCCGCCGCTGACGACGCAGATGTTCTCGGTGCGGAAATTGAACAACTCGGTTTGCAGTTTGGTTTCGCTGGCGACCAAGCCCTCGCCGCCGGTGCTAAAATGGCTCAGTTGTCATCGGTTGTAGGTGGCGGAGCCGCTATCCCTGCCGCAACCGAAGTCGGTATCGCCTTTGGTATGGTTGGTGGCATGGAAACCGAAGAAGCCATGAAGCGCATGATTGCACTTCAACAGCAGACTGGTTTTATGTTTGGTGAGTTGGAGCGAAGCCAATACAACCGCTTAAC